GCAGGCGCGGAAGCGCGCCCGGCCCTTGCACGTAGCCGTTCAGCGCGCGTCGCATGTAAATGCCCAGGTCCTTGACCTTGCCGTAGTCCACGGCGAAGGCGACGAGCTGGAGCCGCGCGTTGGCCAGCGTGGCCACGCCGGCGAGCGGGTCGACGCGCGTCGATGACACGCGCTGGTACGTGATGGCGGGCAGCGCGCTGTTCTGCGGGCGCTCGAGGGGATAGATCCGCGAATTGACCTGCGCGAAGACGTCCGCATCGTTCAACAGCACCTGCCGCACGAGCGTCTCGACGGTCCGGAGCCCCCCCGTCCCGGCCGGGCCGTCGAGCAGGATGGTCCCGCCCGCCTCGGTCAAGAGCGCGCCGGCGCCGGATTCGAGCAGGAGTCGGTCACTCATTACGCCGTGCCCCGGGTCACGACATGAAACGAGCAATCCGTCGGATTGCCGGGCGTGAGATTGAACAGACGGACGTCGAATTCCGTCGAGCTGACCGGGCTGATCAGCCCCGTCGTGGGAACGGTCCCGAGCGGTTGTACGACGGCAATGAGGGGCGAGAGCCCGGCGGCGAGCGTCAGGCGATACACGCCCGCACTCGTCCGTGACGCCGACGCGAAGCCATAGTGGTCCGTGAGCGTGCCGGTCGCGCCATCCACGAATGCCCAGCGCGGAGCGTCCGCCTCAACCAGGGCCACGACGTCCGCGACGGTGACCCGCTTTGATATCGGCGTGCCCGCCGGGTCGTCGACGATGACGAGCAGATCGCCGGGCGCGGGATCGGTCAGGAGCGGTAGCGCGGTGATCTTCTGGTCAGCCATGCTAGGTGGCCCCCAGAGTCCCGTAGCGGTCGGCGAGCTCCTCGACGAGCGGATCGAACGCGGACCGGAACTCGCGCCGGAACGCGCCCACGGCAGGCGGGAAGGCGCTGGCGAGCGCCGGACGGAGCCACGGACGGGCGGGCACGTCGGTGCCATCGCGCGCCGTGAAGCCGTACTCGAGGAAGCGCCCGTACCAGCCCTCTTTCCCCGCGCCCACGGACTGCCGCGTGTAGTTCTTCGTCTTGCGCACGGGGAAGATCTGGAGCGAGTTGTAGAGCGTGCGCGTCGCGCCGACCGGCACCGTGCGTTGCTCCTCCGCGAGCACGGTCGCGCTCGCCGCCGCGACGCAGTCCGCCATCAGCTCGCGCTGCATCTGATCCGGCATCGCCTTGAAGAGCGCGCGCAGCTCGGGCACGCCGACCACGGTCTCGCCCGCCTTGACGAGCCGGCGCCCGCTGCCCGTCCGCATCCGCGTGCGCCGTCGCGTCGCCATCAGCCCACCCGCTGCACGATCACCCGCGCCTGGGCGGCCTCGGGCGAGTCGGTCCACAGCGTGTCGAGCTGGAGCAACTCGCGGTGCCCGAGCTCGGCCACTGACTTGACGTCGTGGTCCCGCCCGTCGTACCGGACGCGCCAGCCCGCCGCGCGGACGTCGGGGCGCCAGCGAATCCGCCACGACGTGTCGAACTGCGCGACCAGCTGCGCGGCGTCGATGCGCTCGGTGCCCCGCAGCGGACGCATCTCGGCCCAGACCTCGGCGACGTCCTGCCAGGTGATCACGACCTCGCCGTACTCGTCCTGCGTCGTGACCTCGCGCTGCAGCAGCACGCGACGGTCGAGGCGGCCGGCATCCGTGATGGCGGGATACGTGGTACTCACGTCGCCAGGATCCGCGGCCGCGTGCTGAACGGCTCGAGCAGCCATTCCACCCCGTAGGGCAGGGTGACGCTCCCGCTGCCGACGTGAATACCGGCCCGGTGATCGTAGTACTGGCCGACGAGCAGCAGGATCGCCTGCACGACGTCGGCCGGCACGGTGGCGGGATCCGGCGGCCCGATGGTGTACGTCACGCGCACACCGCCTTCGGCCGGCCAGCCCTCGGCCGGCGGCCAGAGGACCAAGCCGGAAGCATCGAGGCGCCAGCCCGTGATCGGCGTCCCCGGATCGGTGGAGGCGGGCATCGCCTCCACCGTCGTGATTGTCTGGGCCGGGCCCCAGCGGAGCGACAGCGGCGCCGTCGCGGTGACCAGCGCCTGATAGAGGGCCCGCCAGGTGGCCGAGGCAAACGGTCGTTCACAGAACTGCTCGGCGCCGCGCGTGGCGGCGGCGATGTACTGCGCGATGAGGGGGTCCTCGAGGGTCTGATCGGTCTCGACGCGGAGATGGAGCTTCGCCTGCGCGAGCGACACGGGACTGGTCCCGGGCGCGCCCACGGGCTCGAGTGTCACGACCGGGCGGCCCGCGGCGGGATGGAGCGTCCCGCCGCAGCCGCAACCACAGAGGAGAAAACTCATGCGGACTTCACCAGCCGTTTCCGACCGCGATAGCGCGCATCCGCAGCTCGTTGACAAGTCAGACAGAGACGAGAGCGTTGGACGCGTCCTCTCGTGACCAACGCGAGGTTCTCGCCGGAGAGTGGATGGCCGCGAAGACAATCCGTCTTGCGTGCGTTTTCCGCTGACGGCCCGGTCCCCCGGAGCACGTTGTCGCGCATGGGCGCGACTTCGAGATGCTCCGGCTTGATGCAGTCGCGCTGTCGACATAGATGGTCGAGCGTCATTCCGGTCGGAATCGGACCGAAGCGCGACTCGTAATAGATCCGGTAGACGCCCGTCTGTTTCCCGTTGCGCTTCAGGTGCGCGTAGCCTCGACCCGGCTTCCGATCGACGAACCCGGCGTAGATCCAACATGGTCCTTCGCTATAGCGACGATCCTCTTCCCGGTATCCCGGGTGTTGAAGCCGAGCGCGGTGTCCATGAATGAAGGCGAGCGGCTGGCCCTTGACCCATCCACGCCTCGGGTCATTCCGACGGGCCAGCCGTGTCGGTTGGCCGCAGCCACAGCCGCAGAATCGCGCCACTATGCCGCCACCAACCCGGTCACCAACCCAAAAGCCGTCGACCGGTAGATGGCCAGGGCCACCCGGAGCTCGGCCCGAATGGTCGTGATATTCGAGGCGAAGTTGGCGGCATGGGAGTTCGTGGCCTGCACAATGATACCGCCCTTGCGGAAGAGCTGACCGCCCTGGCGGAAGGCGCCCACGATCGCCGTCCCATCGGGCACGGACGGCGACTCGACGACGCCCATGCCCCAGATGCTCGGCACCGGCCCGACGACGACGCCCGGCCCGAGAAGGAATCCGCCGCCCGTCGTGGTCTGCGTGGATACCAGCGCCCACGTCGAGGGCGACAGGACGACGGTGTCCGGCCGCAGGCGCGAGAGCTCGTACACCTGGGCCCGCTGCGCGATGATCGGCGTGATGTAGGGCTGGCCCGCCGTGTAGGCGATGTCCGGCGCCTTGCCGGGCAAGGTCAACAACCCCTGCATCTGGCCCGCCGTCCCCGGGCCGCTGATGATGTCGGTTTCCAGCTTCTCGAGGACGCCCAGCGCCATCTGGGCATCGATGAACGAGCGCAGCCCCTCGATGTCGTCGAGCAGCTCGTCCGGGCAGTCGATGTAGTGGGCGATCTTGATCAGCGCCTGCTGGACGAGCGTGAACTCCTTGGTCGACTGCGGCTTGACCGCGCCCATCGCCACGACGGCGGCGGCATTCGTCCAGACGGTCTCGCGCAGATACGGGACGAGACCGGCGTCGGTCGTGCCCGGGGCGAAGCGCACGGCGACCGACCACTCCGCCGGGAACGTGAAGGGCATGGGGCTCATCGTGCCCGGCGGGATGGCGCTCCCGGCCGGGACCAGGGTCACGCCGGCGGCCTGGATCTCGAACGTGGGCGACTGCCACCGGCCGCTGCGCTGGACGCCGTGGATGGCGCCCTTGTAGCCCTCGTGCTCGACGAACTGGGCGCCGAGCGAGCGCGCCTCGGGCCCTGGCCCGCTCACCAGCGGGGCCGGCGCCGCGTTGGGACCCGGGACGAGCGCCGGCCGCCCGTTGGTCGCCGCGGGGACGGCGCGCTTGGCGAACTGCTCGAGCAGGCCCTGCGTGCGTGAGCGGGCCGCCTGCTTGGCCTCGAGCGCCTCGATCTCGCCCCGCCAGCCGTCGAGCTGCTTGCTCTCGTCGTCGGTGAGCTCGCGGTCCTCGCCCTGGGCGGCACGGATGAGGGCCGTGGCGTGGTCGGTGAGGTCGCGGATCTCGTCGGCAGTCGTCTTCATCGGGCGATCTCCTTGCGCGCGGCAAACGCCGCCAGCCGGGCTTGATGGCCGTACCACCGCGCGGCCGCCTCGCGGCGCTCCGGTGTCGGGGGTGGCGAACTCGGGGCCGTCGCCCCCAGTGGCGACGACCGGAACGCGGACAGATCGAACCGGCTGCGCGCGGCGAGCGCCTCGGCGGGCAGCGGCTCCGCGGTGATCGCGGTGACGAAGCCGGCGGCCTCGGCGTCGGACGCTGTGAACCAGGTCTCGTCGTGCATCCAGGCGCGGATCTGGTCGCGGTCGCCGCGCGTGCGGCGCGCGTAGACGTCGGCGAGCACGCCCGCCGTCTTGTCCAGCAGGCGCGCCATGGCGCGGTGGTCGTGCGCGGTGCCGATCGTGACCGCGTGCGGCTCGTGGATCATCAGGAAGCTCGCCTCGGCCATGACGATCTCGCGCCCGGCCATGGCGACCACGCTGGCGATGCTCGCGGCTAGGCCCTCGATCCACACCTCCACGGGCGCGGCGTGCTGCCGGAGCGTGTTGTAGATGGCTAGGCCGTCGAACACGTCGCCTCCCGGGCTGTTGAGATGCAGGCGGACCGGGCGGTCCGGGGCCGCGCGGAGCGCCTCGATGATCGAGGCCGCGGAGATCCCGAACCAGCCGCCGATCCGGTCGTAGATGTGGATCTCGAGGGCATCATCGGCGCCGGCCTCGGCGCGCAGTTCTGCGCGGCGGTCGGAGGCGAAACCCGCGGGAGGCTGCCGGGACTGGCCCTCGGCGATCACCGCCGCGATCGGATCCTGGCAAGCACACGGCGCGGCTCGGTCGGTTGGGCGAGCGTCGGGGCTCGTCGCGTCCTCGGGCTTGACGCCCTTCTCGAACGTCCCGTCGTGCTCGCGACAGTGCGCGCGCGCCGCCGTCGCGGACCAGATCGCCATGTCGTAGCGGTAGGCCTGCTCCGTCGTCGTGCTCTCGCCCTTCAGCCGGCCGATGATCACGCGGTATTCCTTGCCCTCGTGCTCGCGCTTCACGGTCCGGAACGAGCCCGCTTGAAACTCGTCGGGCGGACGGACGCGACAGGCGTGCCAGCCGGCGATGGGCATGGCGTCAGTCCTCCGTCGGCACCCGGGGCGCCGGCTTGGCGGCCTGGCCCTCGACGGTGTCCAGCCTCGTTACGGGGATGTCAAAATCGGGATCGTCGATCGCGGGGAGATTCAACCGCGCGCGCGCTTCGTTCCGGGTCATCCACGGCGAGCCGACGGCCTGATTGAGCGCCGTGGCCTGCTCCTCGAAGGAGCCCGAGAGCTTTTGCATCAGATTGAACTCAATGTAGACATCGTCAGAGTCCGAGAAGTCGCGCAGCAGTTGCAGCTCGAGGTCGTCCTCGAGCATCGCCTGCCACGGCCCGAGCGTGTCCTGGTAGAGCGCCCGGTGCTGCTCGCGGAGACTGCCATAGCCCTGCGCCTCGACGATGCCGATCATGGCCGGTGGCACGTGGTAGGCCGCGGCGACCTCCTCGCGGGTCAGCTTGCGGGCCTCGATGAGCTGGGCGTCGTGGGCCGTCGCCGTGTTCGGCACGAACTCCATGCCGTCCTCGAGCACGGGGTTGCCGCCGGTGCGGTCCCCGCCGGCTTTGTAGCGGGCCATCTCCCGGACGAACTCGTCGCGGACGGCCGGCGCCCAGCGCGGGGCGTCCTTGGGGCGCCGGATCCACCCGCTCAGCCGCGCGGCGTTGCGCCAGAACGCCTCGCGATAGGTCCGGGCGGCCGATTCCTCGGCCAGCACCTGCCGGAGCGTTTCTAGAGGCGACAGGCCCTCGTAGAGGCGGAAGTGGACGACCTCGCGGGGCAGCAGCGGCACCTGGCGGCCGTCCGGCCAGGTCCACACGTAGCCGGTCGGCAGGAGCTCACCCAGCGGCACCACGCGGGCGGGCGGCAGCCGCAGGAGCTCCTGCACGCCGTCGCCGTCGACCCCGAGCTTGAGCCAGTAGGCGTGCGCATAGATCCCGACGTCGATCACGGTGTCGCGGATGAGCCGGTAGCGGGTGGTCGACCCGTTGGGCCGCGTCAGCAGCTGGTCGAGGGGGTGGCCGACCACGCGGCGGCGGTCGGTGTCGGAGAGGCGGCGGTAGACGTGCAGGCCGAGCTGGGCCAGGTTGTCGGCGAGGAAGTCGACGACGGTCCGGACCTCGGGCTGCGTCCGGTAGAGGCTCCAGTAGGTCGTCGGGGTGGGCCACGTGAGGCCACCGAGCAGGTCGCCGGGCCAGCGGCCGGGCCATTCCGGCCAGATCCACGTCGCGACACGATCACGGAGGCCATCCCACCAGCGCGACCACCAGCGCAGGGGGACAGGCGCCATGTCTTGGGCTCGTAACGTCCCCGGACCCCCAGCGCAAGGGGGTACCGGCCTGGATGCCCGCTCATGTCCTCAGATGTCCGCTAATGTCCGTCTACGCGATAGACTGGAGGCGACGTGGATCTGAGAGCGCGCGTCAGTGCCGTTCGCTGAATGGGATCCCGAGAAAGCACAGGCGAATCTCAGCAAGCACGGGGTCTCGTTCGAGGAAGGCGACACCGTCTTCGGCGACCCGTTGGCCCGCACCGATGCGGATCCGGATCACTCGGACGGCGAACCGCGCTTCATCACGATGGGCGCCTCGGCGATGGGGCGCCTCCTGCTTGTCTGGCATGCGGAGGGCGCGGACGGGCGGCCCCGGATCATCGGCGTGCGGGAGCTCACGCCCAGGGAGCGACGAGCGTATGAAGGACGGCCCAGACGAGATGCGTGACGACTACGACCTGGCGCTCGAGGGCGGGGTCCGCGGCAAGTACTACGACCAGTACCGCGCGGCGCGCGGGATCGAGCTGCCGGATTCGCCGTTCATCGCGAAGAGCACCTCCGCGGGCGCGCGCATCGGGCAGATCACCGTTCCCCTGTCCATCCTGATGCCCGCCCCCACGCCGCCGGTCCAGCTCGGCGCCAGCAATCGTGCGGTCGAAGTTTCTCCTCGCGGATAGCGCGGAGGTCCGCGACGGTCTCCTGTTCCTCCTCGGGGGCGGGTGGACGGAAGTCGGACCGCCCCCGCAGGTCTTCGCCATCGCGGGCCTGATCGAAGTCGAGTGGGGCGAGACGAACACCCGACACGAGATTGTGATCACCATCGAGGATGACGACGGGGTCCCGCTCCTGCTGCCCACCCAGGCCGGGAATCAACCGTTCCGTCTGGCGATCGGGTTCGATGTCGGACGCCCGCCCGGCTCCGCCGCCGGTCGCTCGTTCAATCTGGCGGTGGCGATCCCGATCCTGCCGATCCCGTGGCAGCCCGGCAAGAACTACGTGCTCAAGATCGCGATCGACAGCCTCGAGCCCGATCGCATCAAGTTTTTTGTGCGAGCGACTCCGCCCCCGCCGCTGACGACGTAGCGTGACCCTATCTCGTCGTCGCGTAGCGCACGCGGATCCCGGTCCGCGGGGCCAGCGCGCGCCGCTCGAGGAGCCCCTTCTCGATCCACCGCCGGATGGTCCGTGGGTCGACCTGCTCGCGTTCAGCGAGCTCTCGCGGCTTGAGCCAGTTCCGCTCAGGCGATGACGAGGCCGTGCCCGTCGGCATACGCCGATGTCTCCCCCTCGCCCGGCGCCAGCATCGCTCGGCCGAGCGCCATGATCAGCGCGACCACGCCGTCGATCCGTTCCCGGCTCTTGCGCTTCGACGGCTTCCGGTTCCCCGCCGCGTCCTGCTCCACCGCAGCATTGCCGACCATCCACCGCAGCACCGGCGTGCCCCCATGCTGGAGCGATCCCTCGAGCACCAGGCGCTCCACCTCCCGCGTCGGCGCCGCCAAGCTCCCGAACCCCTGGCCCATGGCCACCATCGCCGCGCCGTCGGACTGCAGTTGGGTCACGAGCTGAGTGGCATTCCACCGATCATAGGCAATCTCGCGGATCTGGTACCGCTCGGCGAGCTCGCGGAGGTCCTCGCGGATCACGTCGTAGTCCGTGACGTTGCCCTCGGTGACGCGCAGCGCGCCCTGCTCGCGCCAGACGTCGTACGGCACGCGGTCCTTGCGGGATCGCTCCGCGAGGCCCTCGGCCGGCAACCAGAACCAGGGCCGGACGTAGTAGCCCCCATCCTCCCGCGGCCAGACGAGGACGAAGGCCGTGAGGTCGTGCGTGCTCGCCAGGTCGAGGCCGCCCCAGCAGGGGCGGCTCGCGAGCGCACTGTCGTCGGGCAGCCGGGCCGTGCCGCGATCCCAGACCGCGATGTCGAGCCAGCGGTCTTCCTGCGTCGTCCACAGATTGAGGTGCAGGCGCTTGAAGGTGTTCTGGTAGCCCGGCAACTCCTGCGCGCGGCGACATTCCTGCTCGAGGTACTCGCGCTTGATCGTATGGCCGAGGCTCGGGTTCGCCTTCGCCCAACTCGCCGGATCCGTCCAGTCGTCAGTGGGATCGGCGGCGTAGATGACGGGCAGGAACGTGTCGTCGGCGAGGATGCCATCCCGGACCTTCGAGGCATAGTCATGCACTTCCCAGCAGATCGACGTCTTGTCGAATCCGGCCGTGGTGATGGCGAGAATGAGCGGCTGGCGCCGGGCGCCGGTCGCCGTCGTGAGCACGTCCCAGAGCTCCCGCGTCGGCTGCGCGTGCAACTCGTCGAAGATGACGCCATGCGCGTTGATGCCGTGCTTGGTGCCCGCATCGGCGCTCAACACGCGATACCGCGACCCGCTCGCCGGGATCACGAGCTCATGCTGGTAGATCGCGACGTGCCGCCGCAGCGTCTCGTTGGCTTCCACCATGGCCCGGGCCTGGGCGAAGACGATGGCCGCCTGGTGGCGATCGGCCGCCGCGGAAACGATCTCTGCGCCGGGTTCGCGGTCGGCCACGAGCAGGTACAGGGCGATGCCCGCGGCATAGACGCTCTTGCCCGACTTGCGCGGCACCTCGAGGTAGACCCGCCGATACTGCCGCCGCCCGTCGGGCTGCAGCGTGCCGAAGATCCGCTCCGTGAGTGCGCGTTGCCAGGGAAGCAGCACGAAGGGGTGGCCCGCCCACTCGCCTTTCGTGTGGACCAGCATCTCGCGAAAGAACCCGACCGCATAGCGAGCGGCGGCCCTGGACGCGCGCTCACCGCGCTCACGCGGGACGGATGTAGCGGCGGCGCCGGTCCGGCGGGGCATCGGGGGCGACCTGCTCCTCATTCGTGCGCCGCCCGAGCTTCTCGCGCGGAGGACGCTGTCGGAGGATCCGCAGACACGAGAGGAATGCCAGGCGCGCGTCCTTCTCGATGGCGACCGCCGGATGGCGGACCGGGCCCTGGGGCCCGACGAGCAGCAGGCCCTCGGCCTCAACCCGCAGGCGGGCACGCTCCGCCATGTCCCAGAGGCGGCCCGCCTGCTCCGCGATCTGGCGCACGTCGGCCCGACGGCCATCGTAGAGACGCACCAGCGCCTCGGCGACCTCGCGGCCTGTCCGAGAGGGGCTCGGAATCACTTCATTCGCCTGTTCGCGGC